CCAATCGATTTGGGACGAAGAAGAAGAATGTATCGAAATGGAGATTATCCATTATCGGAACATTGAGGGCGGAGGGCATTCTAACGAATGCAGTGAGATCGACATTGAACGTGTCGCCGGGCAGTACTTCCTCCGTCCAGAAGGGAATAAGGTACCCTGAATTGAACATGGTTTTATGAGTCATGCTTCTATCGAATGCAGACCGTTGGATTTCCGCTTCGGGAACTTCCGAGAAGGTATGTTTCATGTTTGAGGGTAGTTTCACTTTATTCTCCTTATTTGTTTTTTAAGTCGATATTCTTTAGCGTTTGGTGTATGTCCTAATTTTTGATAGTCAGGGAACATTGTATCCCTTGTTTTTATACACTTAATCCAGAATTCTGGATTTTGAAATATCGCCTTTATTTGTTGTTCTGACACCTTTTTGGTGTCAGTGGGACCATTTACATCAAGTATAGCCATGGTCCCTTTACGCTTGCCCGGGTGTAACCCCAGTATTTAAGGGGGGAGTTGGCGGTTCTTCCTGCCGTTGAGCAGGGAAAGCGCCAGGGTCGAGCGTCATGTGTTCCTTTTTAGTCATTAAGCCGAGTTTTACTAGCTCGGCATAGTTTTGTTTTTTTGCCGCGAATTTAATTAATTCTTGCGGATCATTATTGAAGCGATTACGGACAGAAGCCGGTAACGCATTGAAGTATTGTTCGGCGCGAGCAGTACTTGCCCGCATTGCATGATAGTCGCCGAACTCAGTGAAGTCACCATATACAGGTTGACGTTCTATTCCAGAGGGGTCTATGATGACCCCTGTTTTTTCAAAGCGCGCCATAATTTTATTGATATCGGCAGCGTCCATATCGGACTGTATAGCTTTGGATTTAGAGTTTTTATCGGAGGGGTTGAAATCAACACGCGGGTGATCATTTTTTTCGTATTCGTATTGAGTTTTGATTTTAGGTAAGGGCATTTTTATACTCCTGGTTTAGATATTTGTGGTATTTGTATAGGTAGCTCTTTTTGATTAGATAGTGAGAGAGCAGTTTGTAGAAATTGAGGTATTTTTTCAGGAGATATTTGGCCCGATATGTCATCAAATTCGCCGAGCTTATATAGATCATAGTCGGCGGGATGTTTTGATACCGGGTGTTGAGTTTTGAGTAGATCTTCGAGTTGTCGGATTGCTTGACCGACGTGTGGGAAGTGAAAGACATCGACATACGCGAGTGCTTTTTTATCATATAGAGCGAAGATTTGGAGTTTCATTTATGCAGTCTCCAATTTAGCGGCTAATACTGAAGTATACACGCGAGATAAATCAAAGGGTAATTTATCTTGATGTAGATGTTCGACTAGCATATTTGTATATTGGTTTCTAGCGCAGACAGGGGATTCTGCTTTTATGAATTTAGGATATGCGAATTTAGGTTTATTCAAGTCAGTAGTTTCTTCAAGCAAGTAGAAGAATGAATATTCACGCATAGTCAGAGACCTCCGTTTTTTATATTGTTTTTTTCAGAAGTGCGAATTTCGCCTTCTGTATTTCTTCGCCGGCTTCAAGCCGTCGATAGTGATTCGCGGGGTTACCGCGTTGTTGCTGAACTCGTTCAGCTTTAATTGTGCCATATTGTTTAGGATTTGTCAAGTCATAACATTTGTTATAGAACTTAGGCACTTTACATTTTACTCCTCGTATAATTACGAAGTCGTTTGGGTATACATCATCTGTATATTTATCAAGCCATCCTTTCCCGATTCCGGGTCGTCGGCTCATTGTGGCGTATTCCGGTAGACGCCCATTATAATGATTTTTAGCAGGGGGTCCTGTGATTTTTTTTGTGCAGTAACGAGCGATGTAGGCCGCACTTTCGAATGTAGCATTTCCGATAATGGAATTGCCGTGAGGCCATAGACCTTCAAGAGTCTTTGAAGTGAAGTAATTGTTGCCGTTCCTGGTAGATTTATATTTTTTATCGGGGAAGTCATAGTTGAAGATAATAGCGTGATGGTGTGGACGCTTTGATTCATCCCCGTATTCCGCGCAATGATAATAGCGCAGGGTTCCTTTTTGGTTACCGAAGACATGTTTTCTTAGTCTTTTCCAAAAGAGTTGTATGAAATGTTTGTGTAGTGAGACAGTCGGATCTGCTTTGTGTTTTAGTCGCTGATAGCGACCATTTGCAGTTAGGGTTGCGATTGGAGATGCTTCTCTGAATGTCAGAGTTATGAAGCAATTGTTTTCGTATAGTTGTGTCTCGTGGACACAGCGAGATGCCCATTGGCGAGATCTCTCAAGACGACAACCAATACATCTGCCACATGGGAGCAGTTGTGATTTGTCGTGAAATCCGTCTTTTTGATTGAAGACGATTGAGCGTTTGCCGGAATCATTAGTTTTCCGAGCAAGGTACCCCGTTATGGGGTGAAAGCACGGCATTCAAGACGTACTACAGTCTAATGCCGCCGCGCATAGGTCTGGCGGATTTATTGCTATTTAGTTTATGTGAAGCGTCCGCAGTTGCGGAGAAAATTCTTCCGTCCTTACGACGGTTAGTCATTTTTTGTCTACGCATGTTTACCTCTTTGGATTATTAGCCATAGTTATATCAGCACCTCCTCCGGCTTTATTGCCGAGGGATTTAGCTGAATTCATTACCCAGTTACTTATTAGATCAATGGCTTCTGCCATTTTTTCTTTGGGTTTCGTTTCTGCGATTGTTCTCGCAGTAGAAGCAACTGTATTTGCTTCAGATGCTTTTGTTAAATTTATGTTTGCAATAGATTGAGCTGATGATAAAGCTCTGTTGAAGGTTTCAGCTTTGATTGGAGCTGCGACAGCTTGATTAGATTGGAAGGATCCCATTGCGCCTCCCGGCGTGCTTGCTCCAGTGTTCGCAGACAGGATAGGATTAAGTCCGGCCTTCCTAAGATCATCAACTTCGCGCTGATGTGCAGTACTTGACATACGTTCCTGAAACGCCATTTGTTCGCGCGCTGATTCTTGAGATAATCTATTTGCATTGTCTTGTCCTTTCTTAGCAGAGTTAGCGGACCAGATTCCGGCTCCAGCAGAAGCCAGAGTTGAAGCTATAAGCCAGTCGTCGATACCGAACATTAGTCGGTTCCTCGACGAGTTTTATTTTTTGTTGTTGTTCGGTAACGGCCGGCAAAATAGCCGGCGATCGTTCCGATAGTTTGTGTTAGTATTTCCCCCCAGGGAAATTTTCCGAATCCACCGAAGAATTCAAGCATTTCTTCTCCTTTTTAGAAGTGGTCAATTAAGCCAGGTACTGAGTACGTTGGCATTGGACGTACGGCACGACATTTTATGAACGTGTCCATTACGAATTCGGGTTCCGTCGTCACTGCAATAATGCGTGAGATCGGGGGTGTTTCGACGATAAACGTCGATGACAATGTTGGCAAAGACCCAAATTCTTGGGATAAGTGCCAAACGTCTAGTGGGGTCGAATATGTCGACCTTAGTTTTCCAGATATCAGAGAATTCGCATAGCGATATTCAGCATAGCGTTCCTGATAGCCGAAAGCGGCTGCATCTTGCGCGGCATTAGCAGAGCCTTGCGCGTAGATTTCCTTGTTTAAGATAGCCTGCTCGCCTAAGTGCGAGAGAGCAGGGAAATAGTAGTCAAGGCGTGTGGAGCGCGAGAATTTGCGGTCCAATCCTTGTTGATAGGTCAGATCAGCACGGACCATACAGAGTCCGATGATCATTCCGTGTTCCGTGAACGATTTTGTAAATCCGTCACGGGTATTTGTTCCGAGCGCATAAGCGGCTAATTTGCCGATTGGCGTCGGTTGTGAAGCTGTTGCCGATGTTTGCGGCACAGTAGAGATTTGTATTGGAGTAGAGCGACCTCCCAGGAACTCGGGTCTCTGCAAGCGAGCATCCGGGGAGGTAACCCCAAAGTGAGATTTTACGAGTTCAGTATATCTAGTTCCGCCACGAGCGTCACGTTCGAGCATTTTTTGAGTCTGGAATGCCAGACGTAGCGCATTTATCGAGAGCCCAGAGGCTGCCGATAGATTCGCATAGATCATGGGGGTTGAATTAGCATCATTAGAATCAGCGCGAACTTTAAGTTTGTTCGCCTGTGATGTTCCCCATTGATAAGAATACGCAACAGAAACGTCATCCGTTTCAATATTTGTTGTTGGCGTATCATTAGCGGCACGCGAAGCGGAATCGATACCGATTCCAGTAATTGGCGCGTTGCCGGAGAGGCCTGCTGTTACGGCAGTGCCTTTTTGTGTCCACGGCAGAGCCGAGGTGAAATAGTCGTGGCGCTTGCCACGTTTTAATAGGACGTAATCAGCAATTGCGTCCGGACCGTCGTCTTTGTCAACGACGACTGAGTTTTGTAGGTTTTCATCCCGAAACCAAGAATTCCAGATGAGGTTATACGCTCTGTGATATAGAGAGATATGAGCGATTGTTCCGCCATTGCCCATTGGTGTGCCTGTGCCTGAAATGGGAATACCCATATAGTCAGAGAGTGATTCGGCAGCGGGTGCATAGGCGGTGAAGACCGGTACAGTATAGCTTGTGGTATCGGTCGGGTTATCTTGTTCGCCCATGAATTTTACGAAGTTGGTCCATACCAATCGATTTGGGACGAAGAAGAAGAATGTATCGAAATGGAGATTATCCATTATCGGAACATTGAGGGCGGAGGGCATTCTAACGAATGCAGTGAGATCGACATTGAACGTGTCGCCGGG